CAATATAATAGTAATGCTACTCTAATTTTACCATTAGCAGGTCAAGGTAGTAGATTTAAGATGGATGGATTTAGTGTACCCAAACCATTATTAGATATTAATGGAAAACCTATGATTATTCGTGCAGTTGAGTCAATACCTAACTGCGATAAAAAGGTGTTTGTGTGTTTAAATGAACATTTACAAACATATCCATTAAAAGAAACGTTATTAGAACATTTTTCTAATTCACAAATTATTGGCATTGATACAACAACTGAAGGACAGGCGTGTACATGTGAAATTGCAATTAGAAATGCAAATATTTCAGATAATGAGCCAATTCTAATAAGCGCATGTGATAATGGTGTTGATTATAATGTTAATAAATATAAGGAGTTAGAAGAAAATCCTGATATTGATGTAATTGTATGGTCTTTTACAAATAATCCAACTGGTAGAATATATCCACATATGTATGCTTGGTTAGATGTAGATGATAGTAATAATATTAGATATGTAAGTGTAAAGAAAAAATTAGAAGGAGCTAAACATGCTATAATTGGTACGATGTATTTTAGAAGGAAGGATATATATATGAAAGGTCTTGATTCTATATATAAAAATAATATTCGTACAAATGGAGAATATTATGTTGATAATTTATTGAATCCATTAATTGATATGGGATATAATGTAAAAGTATTTGAAGTTGATAACTATATATGTTGGGGAACTCCTTCTGATTATAAAACATATCAATATTGGTATGAATATTTTTCACTGATGTACGGCCAACCTCTTATTATGTAATTCCGGAAATATTGGACTATTATAGATATGAAGAGAAGTGAAGCAGGTTTATTATTTTTAATTTTCATGACTTTTATTTCCATACCAATTCTTCCCCACACATTTTATTCAATTATAAATCATTTTATATTTAATCTTATATTTATCTTTGTAATTGTATATGCCTTCTCAAATGGTGGTTTATTTATAGGTCTTCCTGTATTTTTTGTAATAGGTGCTCTTGTTATTGAACGTAATCATCGTATTTGGATTTGGACAAAACAACAATTAAGAGCTCCTCCTGCTTCTCCCGCTCCTCGCATGAAAGAAGACGAAGAAATGCCTGTTTCAGCTGAAGTATATTATGCACCAGCAGAAATACCAAGGGAAGATTATTATAATTTTAGACCTGCAGATGATTCTGGTACAAATTATTTTGAACCAATTGGGTCATCTATTAATTACAAAAAGGTGATGGAAAGTATTCCTTTAGGGCAAGCTTCTGCCAAATTATTTTCCACATAATTGTTCACTCATATCGGGTAACTTGACATATTTTTTAATAGCATTATAATGTTTCATATCATAACAAAATGTATTAATACCATTAACAGTACCTAATGGTTTTAATTTATCATACAGCATTATAAGAGAAGTGCCTTCTTGTAACATTTTTGTACAATTGTTACCGTATTTATTACACTTTAAATTTTCTAGATACTTATGTAAATAACAAGAGTCTGACTTTGTAAGCCTGTCTTCCTCTCCATCATAAATTACACAATGTTTATCACCCTCTTTAGTAATTGTATCATGTGATTGATTGACTTGGCCATTTGTACAGCGTTTTACGTTATTTATAGTATAATATACAGGCATACTTGAAGGGCATTTACGTTGTTCTATTTTTATTTCATTTTCAATATATTTAGCACATGAGTTTTTATCAGATGAACGAGAACATACTATAGTTCCCTTACATTCCCTATTAAAATCATCTATAGTACCGCTGCAACATAATGAATCACCTTTATTGTTTATGAATTCCTTTGTATTATAAGGGCAAAAATTTATATTTATATTGTTACTAAAAAACTCATATGATGGCTTTATCCGGAACTGTTTATATATTGAATATACTAGTATTGTAAATACTAGTGCTGATATTAACCAGAGTACTTTAATCATTTAATATAGATTCAGATTAATTTTATTTAGTTACTGGGGCTGTCAGACGCTGCAGCTGGAGGATTGCTGGCAGCCGCTGCAGCCGCAGTTGCAGCTGGAGGATTGCTGGCAGCCGCTGCAGCATTAACAGCTTTAGTAGCAATGACAGCTACAACTGCTGCCGGTGCAGCGGGTATTGTAGTACTAATAGCGGCACTACTTGAAATACTTAACTTTTTATACAATAACATCATTAAATATACACCTAATGCAACACCAGCAATTACAGAAAAATAAAATAACCCTTTTAGCAAAATATTTGTAACTGGAGTAATATCAACAGCAGCTGCTTCGGTCGAAACAGCTAAAGTAGCCTCCTTCTCAACTTCATCGGCATTTAATTCCTCTTCTAAACTTGTTCCAGTTACAGGGTCAAATAAAACACGTCCCTTTTTAATATCCTTAAGTGTATCTATAGGCATACACTTATATTGACTTGTTCTTTTTGCACCACCGCCACCTGAAACAGAATCTACTTTATAAGGTGTAAGTGATGTTGAATTATATATAAAGTGATTTCTATAACTATCTGTACCAATGCTAATAGATCCAGTATATGAATACCCTTCATTAGACCACGCACTAATTGTATAAGATGAACTAGACAATGCTATAGTATATGCTATACTTCCATATGAAAATGCAGACTGTGAAAATCTGAAATAAGGTATAGTAAACTCAAAATATTTTTGTAGATTATAATATATTAAATTAGATATAACATGCCCAGGTAAATTAATACATCTAGCAATTATAGTTGAACTTTCGGTTGATGTAGCTGTTTTCTTAATTTCAACACATGTAACATATTCAATAGATGAATCCTGCTTATCAAAAAGTGACGAAAAACTAGTAACTGTATTTGATGTTGGAGATATTAATTCCTTAAAATATTTATCAACTGTTGTATTATATTGCGATTGAGTTGTACTTTCTTGTTTTATAATAGGAATACATAACATTAGTATATCTTCACCAACAGCATTACTATTATTTTTAGAGTATGTTAAATAAAGCTGCATATTTGTTCCACCCATTTGTAAAGGAGATTGTTTAAGAGTATTTGCAGTCTTTGCAAGTTGACATGATTTTAATGTATATGCAGTAGAACCATAATATACCATATTTCCAGTACTTGGTTCATCAATAAATCCATTTGTTTTAGCTAAACTACGATTTACACTAGTAGGAGGAACTGAATAACGTATTTTTGTATCATACTTTATATCATTAAGTGTAGTTTGATTACCAATTTCTCCATTTATAATAACAGGAAATCCATTATTACCATCAATAGGACATTTCGCTGACATCTCTGTCTTTCATATAAGACAAATTATTTATAGGGTCATACACATAATTGTATAATATACAAATATGTGTTGTAGAGTTTTTCATTTAAAATTAAATTAATCCAGGAATATAAGTAGGACCATTATATTTGTACAACGTTACATCACCACTTTGACCATTAATTGATGTAATTTTATCACCATCCATAACTTCAGTACATCCAGGTGAATCCATACAATCGCGATTTTTGAAGTTTAGAGGTAAAGGTACAGGGTTATAAGTATCAGTACGAGTATAATAATTCCATTTGTCACTTGATGTTGCAGTACGTCTTCCGTATAGGGGGAGTACATTTCCATCCGGGAGTTTTACAACACCCATGCTTTGAAATTGTTCAGGCAAGCCTCTTGTAGGAATACCAACAGGTATAGGAAGTTGACCACCACGCGAAGGATACTCTAATTGAGGAACTAAATCACGTAAAGGCTGTGGTGCCATATCATAACGACTATCTCCACCACGTGTACGAATATCTAATTGGATACGTGGCTGTATAACAGGAAGATTTTGAGCTTCTTGCATTTCTTTTACTTCATTCATATGCTGCATATGTTGCATGCGTTGCATTGGTCTTGGCTGCGTGGACGATGATGATGTAATCATTGAATATAAATCTAGTTTTTGTGAAAATATTGCAAGAAAGCCAATACCAACAATAATAGAAAGAACAAGTATAATTACAACAGAATTAGACATACATAAAACACCAGGAGGACATTTAGAGGGCTGACCTAATTGTAAACGTTTTATTGCCATATTTACTAATTATACTTATTTATTTCCAAACATGGTACCAAATGTCTGCAATAATTGCTGACCTTCAGATAACATAGGTTTCATAGTAGAAAGCATACCTAATAGTGATTTTTGTGTCTCAAGAAGACTTTGAGTATCTGTTGTCATACGTTTAATGTCATCTTGTTTTAAAGAACCGAGAGCCTTCATAATTGTAGTACCTGCATCAATATGAGGACCATCCTTCTTTTCAGAAGGAAGTTCACCTAATTTGAATAAGCCCTGAGTACTTGCTTTATCACCAAATGATTCTTTGTTTTCTTTCTTTTCAATTGGTTTGGCGGGAGTAGATTCACCAGCTACATCTTCATGTTCTTTATCAGCAGATGGGGCTCCATTTTCTACTTCATCAGCAGAACCAGCTTTTGAAGTACTTTCTGAGGTGAATCCTTCGATCATGCTTTTGCCTGACATAGGATAGACTCCACCTTTGGTGGAGGTGAATCCTTCGATCCGTTTTTCACCTTTAGCCATTTTTCCAATACGTCCAATAATTTTATTATCGGATTCAGCGGTAAAACCCTCCTTTTTAACAGCTTGAGCAACAGCTATTACATTTTTCTTTTCAATATATTTTGTTATTAAATGTAATAAAACACCAACTATTATAACAACTGCTGTAGCAATTTCAATCCTACTTTTAAGTCCATATACGATAAGTCCAGTTGCAGATGCAAAAAGGAAAGCACCCATAGATACTGCCGTAACAGCATAAAATGCAAAAATTATTAATAAAAATATAGAAATAATTCTAGTGACCATACTCGTATTCATCTCTTGATTAATATGAGTAAAATCAATTTGGCTTTTTTTATTAAATTAAGGGGCGACTAATGGAACTAAAACACGCTGTAAAACCCAAAATGCAGTACCAGCTAATAGTGATTTAAATACTAAACCAACTGTTGTTAAATCACCGCCAATCTTCAGCAAATTCGGTAAATAATGACCAATCATTGTATTAATAACAGGTAAACTCATGAATGCAAATAATATAGAAACAAATAAGGGTATTTTCATTTCACGAAAAATATTTACACTGTTAAAGCTACTAAACATAGACTGTGATGGTGCTTGTATATATTGAATTTGTGGCTGCATAACCGGAGTATTATAGAATGATGCATTTGCTGCCATTGGAAAACCTCCTACTCCACCATGTCCAGGTAATAGTGAAACAAATTCAGCTGCAGAAGGATGTTGATTTCCAATTACATGTGAGGTTGCTGGTCCATTATCCATACTATATTGTGTAATAGTATTAGGGTTAGGGTCATTAATCATAGGGGGGATAGAGCGTCCGCTAGGAGCCGGAGGAAGATTACTAGCAGTAGATTGACCATTATCCATAGGAATATTCATATCTGTCATTATACGTTTTACTAAATCATTATCGTTATCATTGGAATGAGGCATTTGCATTCCTCCTGTAAGGTCTCCTATGGGTGTTCCTTGTGACATTATACTGACCGCAGTTCATGAAAAAAAAATATAAACATTTGCGCAGCAGATATGAAAAAGTATTATCTTTTAATAAACTCTTGCTTAAATGATTCCACTAAGTTACCGTTATTCTCTGGACATTTAACTTGTATTTCCTTAAACTTATAACAATCTTGTCCAACTATGTATATACTTTCCTCAATATCCTTAACAGGAGGAGCTTTATTTTTAGTACATTTAGAGTCACCATCTTTACAATCTTGATGAAAAATAATAACCATTAAACCTACCCCAAGCATAAAACTGAAGAAATAAGTAAATCGGGGATTCCGAATCGCATCTGCCAGCATTTTAATTAATCTATAATTAGAATGTTATTTAATCCACTAATATTTATAATTGGAATTCTAATAGGTGGTTTCTTAGTTTATGCTATTAAACCTGATATGAAAACTACTCTAAAGTATCCCCATCCCGATAATGTTGGAAAAGTGACATATAAAGATAAAAATGGAGTATGTTATCAATACAGCGCGGAAAAGCAGGATTGTTCTGCAAATAGAGAGAAACAGAAGCCATATCCTTTACAAAATTAAAATTTTGCATGAGGAGTTCCTTCTCCACGCATCTTGCGTTTATTATTTATAATTGCCCAACGACGTGCTGACTCTTTCTTTCTATCATATATTTCAGCGGATATAGCTGATTCCTTAATTTCTTCTTTACCTTTTCCTACAATATTATCCATCAACCTTAATTTGCTACGTGCATATGTTACAGCTGCACCTAACAAGTTTTTACCAACCCATTGTGCTTTATCAAGTACATGTGGCTTATCATATGCAATACCAACGCCCAATATTTTATCACGTGAACCGAATGCAAGTGATGCATTTCCGGTAGATAATAGTTTATTACGTATATCTTCATTTTGTTCAAACTTGGAAAGAGTTGCTTTATTAAGTATATCAGGTAATTGTTTATTCCATATTTCTTCTTGAGGACCACCTTTCAGTGTTTCTCTCATCTTCATAAAATCATTTATAGACCGTGTCGACAATATTTTCCTACGCAACGTCTCATCACCATATATACGCGCCTTTTCTGCTGCTATAAGTTGTTCAATTGTCCAATATAAAGTTCCATTATATTGAACTTCAACTCCAAAGTCAGGGTGGAGATATCCATTTATATCATCTGATGCACTTTGTCTGAATATAAGTATCCCCTGTTTAGTACCAGTACCATGACCACCGCCTTCCATATCAATTGAATAAATTTCATCTTCATCCACTTCTGCAGTTTCTTCAACACCCAGACGGACATAATCCTGTAATTCAAAAGGCTGTCTTGTTACACCTATAACATTATGGGGCATTTTATGTTTATCATAGGGTCTATCATATAAAACGCGAAAAACATCCATTCGGTCTAAAACATATTTTTCACGATATTTATATTTTGCCGATGCAATTTCATTTGCTGCATCTTCGGCTTCTTGGTTTGCTGCAAGAATATTTTCAATGTATTCATCTCCTTTTTTGTATAATTCATTTATTCGTAATAAATTCTGAATCTTCTCTTCATATCCTGCCTCTGCTTCCTTAATAGAATCAATACGCTCTTGTTCCATAATCGCAACCTCATCCTTTGTCACACGTCTATAACGAGGAACTTTTAATGTCCTTAAAACATCATCATTAGGTCCAATAGCGTTCCAATTACCATCAGGGTCAATATCAATATAGGCTTTATCCTTTTCAGCTCTTGTTATAAACTTTTTAAAATCATTAATTGT